TTTGTCTACGTCTGTTATGTATCATTTAATCCTCCCATAAATCTCTGACTTTTTGACCCGCTTTAAACAGCCACGGCCACGTATGGCTTTCCCTGCCGTAACCCAACTCTATGGATCTAAACCGCATCATTCGCAGTGCCTTAACCTGTATTTGACGAATGCGTTCTCTTTTTACATTAAAGACCTTGCTTACTTCTTCAAGAGTTTGATCCTCATAATACCTACGATTGATTACATCTTTTTGCCGTGGCGTAAGGTCATCTGAAAGCTCTTTAACTGCACTTATTTGAGACAAATTTTTCTCCGCAGAATCATCAGACGAAGTGTTCTTTACACTGTCTGAGTCTAAAGACACCTCGTCAAACAAGTTCTTTAAGATGAAACGTGGACTCTTGAGAACAGTTATTACTGATCTTTTGCCAACAGAATGTGTCACGATATAGAACCTGTTTGCCTACGAGAATTAAACTTACAGGAAATTTTTAATTCTTCCTCAATTAAACGAAACAATTCTTTTAGATCCTTTTCTTTACGCTTTAACATATTTAAGTTTTGGCAACGCTTGTATTCAATCATAGCTTCTTGCACTTTTTTGTACTGGTGCGGTATTGTTGCCCTTATCATTTGTAGCTCTGTCATTAACTGCTCTCTCTTCTTTTGCTATATCTCGGCATATCATTAACAACGTATCGTCTGACAATATGCCATCCCATAGAATATATTTGACCTCTCCCTCTTTCAAAACTTTAATTCTGACTTCAAGATCAAATATTTCCATATTATACCCCCCAACGAGCGTGTAATTGTTTGCATTTTAAAGCGTACAATTTCTTGGCTCCTTCTGCATCTTCTTCAATTTGCGTATCGCTCTCTTTTTAATGGCGGTTGTGCGATTTTGCGGATGAAGTTGTATTTCATCTGGCACTATAATGCTATCAAGTGCGATCAGTAAAAGCTCAATTTCATTGTTTTTAAATTCCATCACTTTTTCTCCTGTGCTTTATTTAAGGCTTCAAGAGTTTGATTGTGTAGGTTAACATTCCCCTCTAGCAAAGTCTCTTCAGCCTTTTCATTAACATCTACCCCATAACTATTCATCGCATTCATTACATGAAAGTACTGAGCTTCAGTAAGTTTGGGGGCATATATTTTAGCCATTTATTTTCCCCACATATCCTTTGCAATTTCTTCACCAGTTTTGTTTGGATTGCCATTTTTCTTCCTTTCTAAATTGCTATCGCAGACCCAGAGGGTTTCGGGTGGGGAGCAATCCCCCCTCATCAGTGCGAATTAAAATCCATACATTTCACAATACGCATCTGAACCATAACAAGGCTCAGTCTCTGTCCAATAATCAAGATTAAGCTTACCTTCTGAAGCCAAATGAGCTTTTATCTTTGCTTCAAGCTTCTCTGCCCTACCTTTACAATCCACATTAAAACCATCCAACACATAACGATAACCTTTGGCATCTTCAGCTTTTATATTCCAAGCTTCCTGAATAGCCTCATCTGGATGAGTTGCTTCATTTGGCAACTCTCCTCGATATAAATATGAACTTACAAAAACTTCCATTTTACTTCCTTTCTCAGTTGATTAATAATTTGTTAGATCTTTACTTATTTTCTTTCCGACATTTCTAACTTTTGCTTTATGACGTTTTAACTGTGCCTTCTTCCAAGCCCTTGAAGTTGAGTCTACAATAATTGTCTTAACTTTCATTTCGCTTCACTTTCTAATTAACTATAATTAAACCTACTATATATAGTATAGCAACCATTACTTAGTTTGTCAACGAGTAATAAGTGCCTATTATACTAGGTCTTGGTAAAGGTCTGATATCATTAGAGTTTTCAGCGTAAAATATATGCTTTCCAACTTGTTCGACCTTAACCATTTTATCTGCCCAATACGGCTTTATGTCATCCGTATGGTAATGCGTTGCGTTTTTACCGACCACTGAGATGTACTGACCGTCATCAATCATTAACTTCGCTAATGATTTAGATGTTTGAAAAGAGTTATGTTCCTTTGGGTAATCACTTTTTGAATCACACCACCAGCTAAATTGGCACCCCTGACTGTTCTCTTGCAGCACAACCTCACAGATTGTATTGGGGTAGTCTTCTGAAGCCACACGATTAAGTGTGACCTCTGCTACAGCTATCTGGCCCTGAACTGGCTCTGACCGTGCTTCAAAGAAGATATTTAAAGCCATACACATTAATGCTGTTTCCATCATTGCAGTAGGGCCTCCCCACCCTCAAGTTGTCTTATAATCATTTTGAGTATTTGTATTTGTTCACTTCGCCATTGCGAAATAAGCTTATCGTCCCTTTCGTTATGTTCTATTTCTATTTTAATAAGTCTATTGAGAGTTTCTACTCTTTCTTTTAATTTATCTATGCTCGTATCCATGTGTAGCCTCCTTTTATTATTAGTTCCTATTTATTGCTGGTACATATGTGTCTGTTTCTATCGGTCCTCCGGGAACACCTAACCATTTTGATGAACCCATACCAGTTCTAGCGTATGACCCTATTCTGCCTTCAGTTTTTAATTTTTGACAATAGCGTTTAAGAGCATCCTTTCCTAAAGCTCTTAATTCTTCTGGAGCATCAAAATCATGCTTTCTATCCTCTAGTTTATCTTGTGCTGAGTCTTGAGTAAGCGCTCTGCCTTCTTGTTCACATCTTGAAATCCAACGATACAAAAGTTCTTTATTTAATTCGACACCTGTTAAATCTGAAGAAACAAATTGTTCGGAATGATCGACCAGCAGACCAGTATTGCTATCTCGAACAAATCTTCGGATTTCACGGCTTGCTGGTCCATTTGATTTTACAACGGCACCATCAAAGAACCCATTGCGAGTGTAATCAATACCTAAAGTTTTAGCCCTGTCTTGACCTGTCTTCGCTGTTACATTCCATATAGCGTAGGCAAATCGAACCCCATCTACGAGTGCAGACGTACCTCGAATAAGATTACGAGCCTCTTCTGGTGTCTTTGGTGGATCATTGTCCTTAACCTTCGCCATATGGTGACATAGAAGCACTGTAGCCCCTGTTTCTGTCGCTATCTTAGCCATCATACCCATGAGAGCAGCCCCTGCTGCTGGGTCAGAGTTCACATCCGCATGAACAAACGATGCCAGTGGATCAAAAACAATAAGCTTTAAGTTTTTTATCTGGAGTATTTGATCGTAATATTTATCAAACTGCTCACCTGAGTTATAAGATTTATCCATACCTTGCTGCATGATTGGAAATACACCGCCATAGTTTGGCAATGGTATAATTCTCATCTGGTGTTCAAAGTTAAATCTCTTTCCATCTGGATCTAGTCTTGCGATACGTCTATGCACTTCAGATTCATCATCTTCCGCTGTAAAGACAATCGTATTGCCGAACTCACCAACCTGACCACCAAATGCAGATTGAAACGCATGACCAGAAGATATCTTCATAGCCAAATCCATTGTCATCATACCTTTACCCGAATCTCCTGCAGCAGAGAACAAAGCTGGGATACCAAGTGGCATGATGTTATTAATTAGAAACTTCTGTTCTGGTGCCTTTTCACTAAATCTTGATACAAGTAAACTATCATCAAGAAGATTAATTGATCGTTGAGCCTTATGTCGAACATCATTTAGAAAACTATTAACATTAAAGTTTTCTGTTACCGCATCCGCAGCATCCCACTTCTCTGGTTTACCTTGTGGTGGTGTAAGCGTTGTTACTGATTTAGCTCCAGCTTGGAGAGCCAACTGTTGCACTAACTCTGCAACTTTTTTACCTGCCTTATCGTTGTCAGGCCATAGAATAACTTCTTTGCCATGCAAAGGAGAGAAATCATAGCTTGGGGCAGAGTTCTTAGATAACATACCAGCACCGCCCATATGACACGTTGTTGTGAACCCTAATTGATTAAGAGCATCAGCGCATTTCTCACCTTCAACCCAGATAACCCTGTCTGAAGAAGAAATGTTCGGGATGTTATATAATGGGCGTGTTTCTGGCATTTTTGGATATGGTGTTCCAGTTACAAACTGCCTAAATTCTTTCTTAGCCTTGCCACTGGCATCAATAATAACGTCACCATTCTCGTCACGAACATTGTATCGTCGAACCATTGCAATGATTTCACCATCAACAGACACATATTCATGCTCACCATCATGTGGAGTATTAATATCGTATTTCTTTTTTACAGGTTGAGATGTATTAAATGGATTCGTTGGCGTATATTCATGGTCAATATCTCGAACATTTCTTCGACTTTCATCTATGTATCCGGCAAAGTGTTCTTTGATTTCAGGTAAAGTCATTCCTTTCCCCTCCATCATTATCTTAACAATACCTCCGACACCTTCTCCACCGTTGAAATCTGTGCCTTTTAGAAAGAACGGCCCCGGAGTGATGTCAATCTTTAATGAGTTTCCTTCTTCGCCACCAAGAGAACCAAGAACAAACTGATTCCCTCTTATTTTACCGTTTGGATATGTATCTTTAAGAATATCAATTTGTACGGACGATGGTACTTTTCTGCTAATTTCTTCTACTAAATCTATTGCAGATATACTAGATTTAGTGTTGTCAAATGATAGTACACGCATTATATTGTTCCTTGTAACCTTTTAAACTCTGGGAGAAAGTTAGCGCTTTCTCCCTTTTTTATTGCTCCCAACAAGTGTTGTTGAATTCACACCACTTGCAACTAAAGTAATCCCTGTTATGGGCTATTCTTGGTAGCATCTCAGAAGCTTTCGTTGCAGTCAAGATTTGAACACCTTTGTCGCTAATCCTCTGCGCCAATGCTTTATCGAATGGCACCAGTTCATAATAAATTTCAGAAGTGTTTTTATTCATCACAGTAAACAAAGCTGGGTTTTCGTGAAGATCCATATAAGCTTGATACACAGCTATTTGTGCAGCATATGTTGGGTTTGCTTTCGTTACGCCAACTCGAACAAATTCCTTAAACTTCTTATCGTTTGCCGATTTGCATTCCCAAAGCATAGGGTAACTCATTTCCACTGGGCCACCACAGATAACGCCATCTATATGCCCTTTTATCTGATCGTCAGCTATAGAGAACCCAAATTGTTCGCCTTGTTTGTCTACTGTGCGTAAATCAAACCCTGATTGCTTAATCCATTCAGCTTTCATATCTTCTATTTCGTGACCAAATTGAAAGATACGCAACGTCTTAGCATTAAACTCTTTTTCTTTATCTGGCTCTGTACCCATATACCGATATTGTATTTTTCGTGAG